AGACAAGAACCCGAAGCTATCGCTTAGAGACTTATCAACGACAAATACGGCTGCATCCAAGAACGCATACGAGTCGTTAAATACGTATATGGTTCTTTCGGCATTAACGTGAACGTCATACAGGTAAAGATTTTGCCAGCTAGATATAGCCGTAAGCTTTGCGAAGCTAAATGATGGGGATATCTGGCGGCTTAATATTGAAGCAACAACATTCTTCTGGCTGACTGCAACAGCAGCCTTTCTTATAGACGCAGTTAATTGAAGCTTTTGATGTGTAACACCAGCTTTAAGTGACCGATACTTTACCGAAGCATGGATAGCCATTGGCTTATCCGAACTGTGATCGTACTTTAAACTTTATTAAATCAACGACTGTCTGTGTTCGACCTGCTGAATCGGTAAACTCGATCTCGCCCTCTAGAACACCTGTTGTGGCTAAAGTATCCGAGTCGAATATAAATGTTACCTTCCCGTCAACCGGCGAGGTAACTGTTGCTAGAAGCGTGTCAATCAAGCCTGTCTGCCCAACAGTTCTAACTCGCATTCGTACAGATCCACCAGACAAGTCCAGTGCAGCAAACGTAGTTGGGTCATCAGTATCAAGGACTACGCCAGCGGCGGCTGTGTTACTGTCCTTCAGAGTCATCTCGATCTCGGGAAGCTGATCTCCCTGAACAAGATCAATGGTCGTTAAATATGCCATTAAATAAATTCCCTCGATTTACAGGTTAAAGAACCACCGCTAAAGCCATATTTCACTTGGCGAATTACTCGACCTACTGCGCGCTCAAATAGCTGCTTGTTTACTCCAGCAGCATTTGGGTTTGACCAAGGCTGAGAACTCATCATCTGGAGCCGGTACAAGGCACCGTGAGTGATTAACTCTCTATGCTCTTTGCCAACCGTGTCAGGAATGCTTGAGCTGGTTGACGTAGGCTTGACTGAGTACATCACTCGAATCCTAGCCGCTGCTGCGGGAATAGGAGCTAAGTAAAAGTCGGTGTTGTCACGCTGGGCATAGTACCGTGGAGTACCCTTCGTGCTTTCATCTCCGAGTCTCTGCAAAAGCTCACTGTAACTAATAGGCTTAAGCGGAGTAGTGTTGCTGAATATATCGATAATGTGGTTTAGCTCAGTACCTGACGGTAGAGATACCGCGTACTCGTTAACACCCTCAATGACCGTCATAAATTCAGGCTCAGGCATGTAGATATCTGACCTGCTGCAAAAATCTATTGCAGAATCGCGTATTGCCCGCTCAATTATAAAGTCGGGTGCGCCCTGTACTTCGGGTCGGACATACAGATTCAGGTCAGAATATTTCATTAGGCGACACCGCCCGCACCAGCCGAGGCAGGTACTGGAGTAGTTGCGCCATCAGCTTGAGTCTTTACACCCAGCGCGTTAGCAAAGCTCTGGTAATGCATCATTGCTCTCTGCGCGTTACCGGCAAACTCAGAATCTTTCTGATATGAGCGATACAATACATAGTCCAGTATGCAATTCGCGTAAACATCATCAAGGCTAATTACCTGAACATCTGTTGCAAAGTTGGATACTGAGATCTCTGAGGGCGAGGAGCTGTAAACAATCTCTAAAGAATGCGTACCGCTAGCGCCTTTGGGGTACACGTAAAAATTCTTAGGATCAGCAGGATCATAAATGAAATGCTCGATCTTGTTAGTTGAAGCTACGGTCTCGTGCCAGTTCGGAAGCGTCTCATCTAGGATGCGCTTCTGCACTTGGGTAACGGCTCTACCGCCCACGTTTCGCACCACTTCAATCAATCGTAACGCCGCGCTCGGAAGTGTCTGCTTACTACCATCAATGCAATCATAGTTAGTGTTAACCATCTTTGCGTCTGGTCTATGCAGCACAACTTCTTTCTGTGCGTCGTTAAAAAACTTTAAAAGCTCTTCTTTTGGAAACCGGACGTTCGTATTATCCTGAAGAATAATCCCAGCCCGATCTAAAACATCTACTACTTTAGTTGTCGCCATTGTCTGTCTCCCACTCAATTATTTGTAAATCGGGGTTATTCTTGAAGATCGGGTTGTACTCGAACTCATTTCCGGTAATCACATTTTTAACCCGCTTTGGGACGAGTTGTTTCTGGACGGGCTGGGGATTAGCTTTATTCTTGGCTAATTGCTGCACCTGCTCTTCGAGCTGCGCGAGCGTCAAGCGCCTATCCAGCTTCACGCCAAATTCTTCTTTGGCTTGAATGAATACATCGTCTTTCTTCGTGTTAGATTTCTTAGTCATAAGAGTCTCTCTAAAAAACAGGAGAGCAATACTTGTTTTTTAATTCCAAGTATTGCCCCCTATTTAAAGAACTAACTTAGTTCCACTTACCAACTACAAGTGCATCTGGAGTAACGACCTTAGAGCCGTAAACTTTCAGACCGCGTACTTGATCGCCGAAAGTGCTTTCCATGCGGACAGTTTCAGTGTTAGTGAACTGTGACGCGAAGGACAACGCTTTTGGGTGACCGGCAAGAACGTGAGTGAAACCCGCGTCGGCGCCTGCTGCTGGCTTGTAAACCATATTGCTTTGGAAAACCTTGAAACGGTCAATCATGCCAACCAAACCGTTACGGAGAGGTGAAGTAGCATCGCCAGTCAGGTAAGCCTGACGCAGCTCTGACTGCTTAAGCATAGAGATGTACTCTGGAGATAGGACGATAAAACGACCTTCTTCAGGGATGTTCAACTCATCTAACTGCTTAGACATGGTCAAGATGTTTTCGAGGATGTTGGCGGTAGTTACATCAGTCTGTGCGCCGATAGTAGTAGCACCAGTTACAGCACCAGCAAGAACTTCGGTTTCAACAGCAATACGCATACCTTCAGAGGCATCAGTAGATGCGCCGTCAAGCATGTTGATGTCAGCCTGTGCTGCCAGTACGTCGTCTACTTTAAAGCTGTAGTACTTAGCTTTATCGATAAGCATTTCGATTTTAGCAGTATTAAGCTCTTGAGTAGTGATAGTACCCGAGTAGTCATTGATCGTTACAGCCGGAACTGTACGGATAATAACTTTGTCGCCTTGACCGGAGATTTCACCCTCGTAGTCGGTGTTGCTGATTTCGGGCAAGATTGACTTGCTGTAAAACTTAGCCTGAAGGAGTTTGGAAAACACCTCTGGGATAAAGTTAGCTTCTGATGTAGCACCCGTTGAAAATTGTGAAAAAGACATTTTATTACCTCACAAGAGATTAGCGGCGTATCGATCCACTTTCCATTGCCTTGAGTATTTCTGTTTGATGCTTTTCAAACGTCTTGTTTGGCATCCTCATAATCTCATCGACAGTCCAGTATTTCTTATCGCCCTTTAAATTAGACTTTCGAGCCTTGGGCATCTTCGGTTCTGCAACCGATTTTGCTCGCTCTAAAGCCTGCTCTTGCAGCGTAGGAGCTGGTGCGCCCATGTCAGTTTTAAACCGTGTAAGGACAGTGTTCACATCATTAGAAGACCCTTCTTGTATCCAAGTCTTCGTTTGAGAATCTGCTTCCTCTAACCAGTTCAACCAGTCCGCCGTATCAATAATTTGATCGACATCAGGGTGTACCGTCCGAATCCGCTCAAAGTGCTCAGCTTGCGCCTGCTCTTGAATCTGTTGATATTTACTCTGTTCTTGCTCGGCTAAAGCCTCTTTGGCTGCGCCAACTTCATCCTGTGTTCTCTTCAACTCGTCAAGTAAAGGTCCAGCTAGATCGGGGTAATCTTCCCTTATCTGAGCCAGCTTACTTTCGTCTTTCGAAGACTCCACAAGTTGACCTTTCAACTCAGTAATACTTCTGATCAGGTCGGCATTTTGCCGCTTCAAGTCAGCAGTTTCCTGCGTTGCTTTGGTCATTCTCGCCTGTGCGCCCTTCATAGCTTTCTCGGCTTTTTGCAAAGCCAACTTCAGTTCAGAGTCATCGCTGCGTACCGACTCTTCATCTGTGTCCTCATCCGCCTGAACTTCAGCCATATCCGTGGGATCGGGGGCTTCTACTTGCAACTCTTCGGGTTCTTCTGGGGTATCCTCTAGAGGTTGATCCGCCTCTGGGTTCTCAGTCCTACCTTTAGTCATTTGCTCGTACAGTTCTCGTGCTTCAGCTTCCAGTCGCGCTGGGTCATTTCTCTTTGACATTGTTATTTCCTTCGAGTCCCACATTGGGATATTCGTTAGTCTATTGCGGATATCCTTATAGGGGTCCGCGCTTTGTCTAGAACGGCTTTTGCCGCGTCTTCAAGGTCAAGCATGAAGCGAAGCTCTAATAGCCTGCCCTGCTCGAACCTAAAATTTGTCTCATCTGCTTTTTCTAACAACGCCTGAGCGCTGTCGAATCTGGCTTTAATTAAGTCAGAAAGGAGCTGCCATTCCGGCATCGCCCTGAGGCGGAGGACCGCCTGCGCCTGCTCCCTGTTGCATTTGAGCTTGCTGTAATTGCTGCTGTTGCTGCTGTAATTGCTGCTGTTCAAGAGCTACTTGCTCCTCAGTCTTTATAATATCGTCGGGTTCAATATCCATACTTGAGGCAATGTCTCTAAGCAGCTGTGTGCGCTTAATAACACCGCTCTGGTCTTCACCAACAATGGATAGGAACTGAAGCAATCTCTGGCTTTGGATCTCTTTCTGAACAAGAGACGTGCTGCCCCGTGCAACAATTCGCAGGTCACCTTTTGACTTCTCGTTAGTTCCGAACTCCATATTGAAGTGGAACAAGCTCTCAATCATTGGCTCAATCAAGAAGTCATCAATGTTTTTGATCGTGCTCTTTAGTGCAATGTTTGCCGCACCCATAAGCATCGACATACCGGTAGCTGTTTTGTTAAGACCCTGAGTCTGCTCACCATGTGTGTAGCTTGGAAGCGACGTGGTCTCGTCAGCGAATCGACGGAATATCTCTACAATCTGGTTCAGTCCGTTAGCATTTGCTACTGGCTGATACCATCTGACAGCAGGCATAGATCCGTCTCCACCTTCTCGGAGAAATACTCTCCAAGGGTGGATGTCGGTCGGGTCTTCTCCTGCTGCTAGCAAGTCGGTGTTTACCTCAACCATAGGACCAGAAGACAACGCCATGTTGTCCAGCCAGATCCGTGTTGCGGTATTCATAGTTCCCTGCGAGTCACGCATCATTCGCGGTACGCCTGTACCCCAGAACTGGTGCGGGCTGCGCTCATAAGGGAAGATGTGGTATGGCATCTTGTATCCAGCTATAGGATTCAACATGACCTTTAATACTTTGCCGTCGCATACCCATACACAAGCCGAGTAGTCATCTGACAAGTCAGAGCCTTCCTCAAGCTCAATGCCGTGCTCTTCAAGCTCGTAACCGTCTACTGTCCCCCAATACTCCATAACAACGAAGCGGTTGGATTCAGAGTTCTCGTTAATACCTGCAATTCTTCGGCGGGTAGTTTCGTGATCCTCTTCAGTGTGATTGCCACTGCGGTGAATCTTAAGGAGATACTTAACCATCTCGCCGTCAAACTGCGGAAGATCAGCTAAGTCTCTCATCTGTCTACGAGTCAGGACATGACGACGGAACAAACCATCGCAATCATCTAGCGTAGTGCAATATGGATCTGGGTATAGATCAAAGATGCTGACGCTCTCAACTTCCGGAGCAACAGTTTCGACAACATTTAACGTGTAAGCTTGCTCACCTGTCTCAGGGTTTAACACCTGAGAGTAGGACTGCTTCTGATCTATACGTACAGTGCCTGACTTAACAGCACCGGAGCCAAAGATACACGCTTCAAGCATGCTTTCTTTTAGCTTCATTTCCGCGTTGGTCTCAACCAGTTGATCTTCAATATCAATGGTCATGGACTCAGCGGCTTGCTTTGAGATTTCTTGTTCTAGCTCTAGAAACTCTCCCTCTAACTCTTCCATTCGGGCGGCGACCAAGTCCTGATTCATCATAGGATCTTGACCACTAGCCTGCATGATCTGATCCATAGCCATCTGGCGCATTTGCATCGCCTTCAGAGGATCGATCTGCGGAACAGGGGTTGGAGTTACTGAGAAGAAAATATCGCCGTGCTGAAACAACAGGTCAATGATTCGGCTGTAAGCAGCCATTACTTTTGTTCTTGTTAGCCCGACGAATACTTTTGATCGCGATCCAGATGCAGCGTTTAAACGTGCAAGGACATCAGGCTCATAGATACCCTGATACTGGCGCAAGTCTTTTAGCCACTCGTTTTCTGTTTCTTTACGAGCGTCTTTATACTCTTGGAATGTACCGGCGAGGCGAGACCCCAGACTCTGCATGCTCTGCGCTTGCGTACCGTCTGCTTCCTTCTCAACTACCTCGTCTTCATCAAACTCAGCATCATGCATAGATTAATAGCCCGTCACAGGATCTAGCGATTTAAATCGTTTTTGTATAGTCCGGTGCCGAGGTCTCGGCATAGAAGCAAGTCCATGCAAGGCAATGGCATACGCCATCACCCTGTCATCATAACATCCATTTTGGGAATTGTAACTTCCTTTATCATCAATGATATAGGTTCGCAACTCATTTAGTAATTCGATGTCTGCAACGCCACTTTCGCCCTGTCTTAAGAGTGTTGCAAGGTTGTCAACGATGAGCGGCTTAGTCTTACTGGTAGTAAGGAAACCCCCACGTTTTGTCAAGCGATCTCCGTAGGCGCCATCGACCGAACTCTCTACAAATAGATTTGCATATCCCAGATCTTGTATTTTTCTGAGCGTGCCTAGACCGTGGTTGTTTCGCTCTACTACTATATATGCATTGTTATACCGCTTACCCAGCATCGCAACTAGAACGCCATAATCAAAAGGATCGATGTGTCCGTGCCAGCAAGCAACTTGATTACCCTTAGAGTCTAGGATCTGGGCACAGCTGTAATCGCCATAGGCGAGACCTTCCGCAACATCCACACCGATGACATAGTTCTCTTCTCGGAGAGGCGGATACCACTCCTGATAGTTGCCGTGTTCTCGCGGTATCAAGGTGCCATCAATGATGTCGCCATAAAAATCTGCGGTGTAGCAATTACTTTCACATTGAGATATCGCGGTCTCTTCAACGAAACACCGACCGGAGGTCAAAAATGCTTCGAGCGGGGTACTAGGGTATTCCTGTCTAAAGAGATCAGTGCCACCTAGCTCGTCGAGTTTTGCGCGCCTAAATGAAAGCTGCTCGTCGTCTAAATTATATTTCTGGGCAAGCTCATACTCTTCGGGGGTGGCTACAAAGTACGGCGAAACTTTTTTTCTGTACTCGGGCATCCAGTACCAAGGAATGAAACACGTAATCCACTCGGACTCTCCGCGTAGCGATTTCATGACCTGATCGTAGAACCAACCGCCCGCCCCGTTCGCCGTGCTTTCTAGTATTACTTCAGTGTTGTATCCGCCGACGGTCTGCAATAGACCCGCGACTATGTCTGATCCTTGAGGGTAGAAGGCAACCTCTGATCCGTGGACGAATCTGTTTGTTTGTCCTCGACCAGTCTGGGTAGACCTTGCGGTTCCAACCCGATATCGCGAGTTGATCTCATCAAATACGAGCGTTGACGCCGACTGAGAAGCGAGCGGAGGTTTGAATGCTGGATGCGGGACATTGTCATAGAAATATCGGACCATATTGAAAATAGCGTTAGTAGATTCTGCGAGGTGCGACAGTACAAACGCGTTAGCGTTTCGATTTTGCGTGACCTTCCAGAAGTTTCTGCCCTGCGTGTAAGTAGATATGCCGGTTTGGCGGGCTTTCAGGACCAATGCACGGATGTTTCCCTGTTCTTTTAGCTGTTTTTC